ATGAAAAATAATGATACCGGAAAACTTATAAGAAATAATATGCAAAGATTAATTGATAAAAAAATAATAAAAACAGAAAAAGGGTTAAACAACCCTACATTAACACAAGTAGAACAAATTGCAGATGAACTTAATATATGTATTAGAGATATAATCTGCTGTTATTGCTCTCGTAAGGATTGTATAATGGATAATGCTCAATTATGTAAGTGTAAAAACTCTAAAGGTTAGTCACCTCTAGAGTTTTTATTTTTTATATATTTAAGATTGATTTTCTTCTTCATCTAGATTTAGTACTTTTGCTGCATTATTATCATATAGCTTTAGTAGTGCTTCAGTTATTATGTTTGGAGTATTTTCCCCCAGTATTACCTCTACTTCTATATCCTCTGCTTTCATATATATACCTCCTATAAATAAATTTAAAGTTTATTACTTTACATATTTGTTTATATTACAATTTTAACATAATTTTATATATAATCTATTATTCTATCGGTGGTGGTAACTTTGTAATACCTGCCCAATATCCATTTTCATATTTAATTAAGTTTAATGAATAATGTCTTTTTAAATTAAATAAGTCTTCAAGTGTAAAACCTTGCTGTTGGAACTCTTCTTTTAATTCATTATAATTTGTTTTATCTGATCCACTTATTAAAATATAACTTGTATTAGCAGTTCTTAACTTCTCTCTTATTTTTAATTCATTAATATACATTGTTGATATTATAAACTTACCACCAAATTTAGCACATTGACTAAGCTTTTCACCTACAAATATTTGAGAACTGTTTAATTGATTTAATTCATCTGTAATAATATTTACTGTTGTTCTATCGTATCTGTTAGGTATCTTAGCAGCTCTCATTTGTAATGCTAACCATATTTTCGTAAGCCAATAAGTAGTTATAATATCACGTTCTTCAGGTGTTCCAAATCTGTTTTCGGGCATTTTTATAAATATAGCTTTATTCTTTTGTATTTCATCAGCTAAATTAATATTATTTTTAGTATCTTTCTTAAGCATAAGTTCCAGTACTGTATTTTTCTTTAATTTATTAACTCTATTAAGTATTCCTTGAACATAACTTATTCTAGTTCCTATTACTTCAGGTGTATTATCTTTATTTCCCTTGCTCCATTCATCTAATTCTTGTAATGCTAAGACATATTCTTCTACATTTTCTTTTTGCTCTTCTGGAATTTTATGAATATACTCATACCTTAATACATGATCTTGTAATATTTGAAACACATCTTTTATAGGACCATTATTAATAAAAACAACTATAGCTGCAGCATCTAAATATCTTTCCATTCTTGCCTTTAAATCACTATCATCATTAATAGAATTAATTAGATATTCCAATTGATTAGTTTTAAGCTTAGCATTATTGTATTGTTCTAAAGGCTCTTCTGTTTCAATATCCAATTCATTATATCCTAACCCTTCTAAGTCTTTGAAATTACTTAAATCTATTTCAAGTATTTTTTCACCTGGAACATACTTCTTTATACCTTCACTTAATCCACAGTTTTCTATAAAATCTAATACCACTACACACTCTCCAGCTTTTAAACTATCATGAGATAAATTACATAAAGCTGTTGTTTTGCCACTTCTAGTAGGCCCAACATAAACAAATGCTAAATTTTTATAATCTTTATCTGTAGTAAAATAAGCTATTTGATTCTTACCTTTGAAAGTATGATTTCCTAATCTCTTTTTACCATTTTGCAGTTGTGAAGGTATTTCAGTTTCTAAAACATCTACTTTTTTAACACTGCTATACTTTTGCAATAAATCCTTTCCTGGTAGCTCTAAAAAATTTTGACATTCATCTATACTCATCTTATTAACCTCAATATTTTTTAATGTAAAATCCGTTGGATTAAAATTTGTCTTAGCTTTCTTATATATAAGTTCATTATCATTACTTATTGTATTAAAGCTATTCATAACAGCTATAGTATTATTTCTTTTGTTAGATAAATCATTTGATTCACTCATAACAAGTATTTGTGTATTTAATATAGTTGCCTCTTTTTTATTAACTGTAGATGTTGTTAATTTTTTCTTATCGTCTAGCATAAGCGAAGTTACAGCAACTTCTGTCAATGTAGTTTTGGGTTTTATCTTTCCTCCTAAAAATTCTGTTATAGCGTCTGCAAGTTCATTAATCATGTCTAAAATAAAATTAGTTGTTACCTTTAATATATAACTAAAATTAAACTTTTCCTTATCAACTGGATAGTTTTCTCTTATCCTTTGTATAGTTCTATCGTGTTCTTTTCTCCAGGATCTTTGTCCTGTTGGAATAAAATTATAAAAAATCCCTACTTTATCACCTTCATGCATTATATCAAGGACATTAAATATACTGTTTAAAGGTTCATTACATTTTTTATCTAGATTTAAACTTAAAGCATCTTCTTTGGCATAAACAAGTTGATGTTTCAAGCAGTTTCTATCAAATTGAGGAACATCTTCTACAGTTTCTATTGTAGCTCTTCCCCATACAGCACTTATCTTTTCTTTCATTAGTTGTTCATATCTACTTGGAACTATAAAATAAAATTCAACATTATTCTTCTCAATGTAAATATAAAAAGATACTTTTGCTGGGCATTCATAGGTCCATGCCTTTGCTTCTTTGTGTATTCTATTTGTAACAGTTCTGTGTAAAGTCTGAATCGTTTTAGCAATAGTGGCTGAGTTGTAATTACGAATTGATGTATCTGGTGTAATTTTAAGATAAGTATAGGTAGGTTTTATTATCTTAAAATAGTCAGTCATTTTTATACTTCTAACTTTTTTAAAATTGTCTAAAGTTAATTTAAACACTTTATTTCCTCCTTAAATTACTTTAGATAAACATTTAACCATAAAATATCCAGCCATACTACCTATAGTTATTTTACTGCCTTTTTTATACCCCATAGAATAAGATAAAAACCCAACTAAAGCTATAAATAAAAATATATTCATAGAATTTTGGTCTAATTTTTGCCACATCGGTTTTAATAAATGGCTTGGATGCCAAAAATAATCATTAAAAGTACTTATATTATCAACTAATATTTTTAAATTTTCTCCAATAGAATCTGTTTTATTAAAAAATTCTTGTGCTGATTTCATTCCTGGTAAATTATTGCCATCTATCAATGGTGTTTTTGGTGTATTTTCTAACTCACCATATGGAGCTATTGATGTTATAAAATTTAATATGTTCATAAATATCCTCCTATCTTTTTGAAATAGCATCTATCCATAAGAAATATTTAATTAGAAATGTTATAGCTCCAAAAGCTAAACCATATTTAAATAATATTTTACCTATAGCCTTATGATCTCCATCATTTAGAGATTCCAGAATATCTTTGACTGCAAATCCAGCCATAATCCACATAGCACCTGTTTTTATAACTTTCCATACTTCAAATCCTATGTTATTGGCAGAATTTATTGCATCATCTGTACTAGCTAAGACTATATCAGGTAAGATGCATTGAGTTATAATAATTGAATTTATAATTAAAGCTATTTTCCCCATTGTTCTTAATAATTTTTTTCTCTTATTATTGTTTTTGCGTTTACAATACATAAAAGCAATTTTCATTCTAATCCTCCTGAATAAATTGATTTATAATTGGAAATATTATATATAAGTGAAAGGAAGTGTTTTTAATGTTCACAGGTTTTCTAGTTGCTGCTGGTGCATATGTTATAGCAAATGGTGTGCTTATACTCTTATATTAGTTATTAATTATTCGTAAACATTAATGGATTTTATATAAAATAGTAACATTTTAAAAATTAATAGCATAAGCTAGAAGTGTAACGCAGTGTAGCGAGAGCAAATGAAGTTCACTTTTAGCGACATGGGATAAGTCTAACCTTTTGGTTGGGCTTTATTTTTTTCCTATATATCAATTTCATCTTCATAATTATATCCAAATTCACTTCCTAAACTTTTGCATTTTAAAAAGCATTCTATAGCCTTTTTTACAAAGCAACTCTTATCACTTTCAGTCATTACATAATCATATAGTCTAAGATCCCTTTCATTTTCCTTAAAACTTACTTGTACTCTTTTAGCCAAAATATACATCTCCTTTTTAATTACTTTTACACACATTTAATTAATTTTCATCACTTATAGTTAAAAGTCTGTATACAGCTTTGTGTGTATTTTTCATTCTTTTAATATATTTATATGTACATATACACAAAAAGTTGCTTGTCCATGAAAAAAAGTTTAAACTTCTTAAATTTTATTTATAAAAAAATAAAAGAGTTAGTTTTCATCAACCAACTCAAATATATCTTCTAGTTTCATATCTAATTTTTTAGCTATTTTAAAAGCCTGTTCCAATGTTACTTGTTTCTTATTATTTTCTATTAAACTATAATTGCTTTTACCTATTCCCAAAAAATAAGCAAAATCCTTTGCATGTTTATATCCCATGCTTAACCTTATATCTAATAATTTATTTCTTATACTCATATATTTACCACCCCATTCCAGTATATGTAATTATTCTAGGAATGGGGTGGAAATCCTTTTTATTTTAGTAGCATGTCCACTTGATTTACAACAAAAAACTATAATAAAAAATTCATCCTAATAGAATGTATAGTCTTCATTCAATTCGTGAATACTTTAAATAAAAGATATCTTATTTAAAGGAAGTAAAGCTATGATTTATTATTTAATTTTAATTATAATAGTAGCTATAATTTTTAAAAAATAATACTATTCTTTTGATTGTTATTGCAGTGTATTGTTCTTTTTTATTTCACATTAAATTTTACTTATTATTAAATTATTTTATATTGCTATAATGCCCGTTTTAAAGGTTTTATATACCCAATCAATGCAATATATAATATATTTTTTATTAAATTGTTTTACATTGCATTTATATTTTAGCCTTAATAAATAATTTTATTCAAATTTTTTATTAAATTATTTTATATTAGCATTAAGTATAGAATATTTTAAAAATTTTTTATACAAAAATAAAAAAAGATGGTAGCTCCGCTTAAGAAACTACCATCTTTTTATTTATACTAATTTTCCTGCTGCTTTAAATGTATCCCATCTATTTACTCCAGTTGCTGTTCCATTAGGCCCACCTATTTTAATTATTTCTTTAGCTTTTAATTTAGCATTATCAAAATCACTTTCTCTCATTACTGGACATCCATATTTTTGACTTATTAATAAAGCAGATAGTGCATCCATATCTCCAAAATATAAAATTATTTTATTCATATCATATTCCTCCTTTTTAGTTTCTTCTATACCCATTTTTTTATTATATTCTTTAGTTAATCTTTCTAATGTATTAGTCCCCACTACACCATCTACAGCAAGGTTGCAATCTTTTTGAAATGCTTTTATAGCTGTAATAGTTCCATTACCTATAATTCCATCTATGCCACTATTACCTATAGGATATCCTATTGTGACAAGCATTTTTTGTATTTTCATTTCCTTAGTTTCTTGAATAGTATTTTGGGAGCCTATAAATATTCCATCTGTAAAATTGTTTATATCTACACGGGTACTTATTCCATTTATATGGCCATCTTCTGTGTATTGATGACCAACAGCCACAAACCCTGTCTGCATAGGCGTGTTAACTCCATAATGAGCTATCCACCCTTTGTATTTCTTTACTCTACTATCTAAATTATCTCTACCAAAGTAACCTCCTGTATATATTAAACAGTTATAGCCACTTAAAGCCTTGAATTTAGTTAAAAATTCTATACACCTATCTGAAATAGCTTTAGCACTTCTACCCATATTATTGGTTTCTATATCCAACGTAGGTATTATATTAAATTGTTTTCCTTTTATAGCGTTCCAAAAATCTATAGCTTGTTGAGTAGGGCTTGTTTTCTCCGACATGAAGTGATAGAAACCAATGTTTAATCCCTGTGCTTTTGCTCCATTGTAGTGTTGATTTAAGCAAGGATCTACGTAATCTACTCCCTCAGTAGCTTTTATAATTACTATATTACAACCACTAGACTTTACAGCACTAAAATTTACTGTGCCATTATGCATGCTTATATCTATTCCTTTAGCCATCTTATAACCTCCTTAAAGTTAAAAAAGAACAAGTATTAAACCTGCTCTTTTTTTTCTGTACTTTGTTTAATTAGTTGATTAGTGTATACTGCTGCACCTGTAGCTAATATACCTTGAATTATTGCATTTGAATTTAGCCCCATTAAAGATATAGCTCCAATTATCCCAACTACTAATAAAATCCATGGAATGGTCCAATCTTTAATTTTACTAGTTTGTTTTAACATAATACCTAGTACATATAAAGCTGGTATTAATATTAAAGCCTGATCTATAATATAATCCATTAAATTAATTTCCATAAACATTCCTCCTAAATAAATTTTGCTACTGCTGCAGCTAATCCAGCAATAACTATATATTTTATTACTTCATATTTTAAATTTTCATAAGTTCTAGAACCTTTACTTTGTATTTTTTCTATAGAATCAGCTATTTTTTCTATATTTTTTTCAATAGCTTCTATAGCTGTAAATATCCTATCAAATTTTTCTTTTGTTTCTCCTTTACTTATTTCTAAGTCTGTAATTCTTTTTTCAAATTCTTTTCTTTGTTCTTTACTTTCCTCGATTTGATGCCAAATAGATTTTATTTTATCTTCTATGTTATTAATTTGTATACAATCTTTACAATCATTCATGCTGCACCTCCAATAATTAAAAATGGGCAAAATAAAAACACCTATGTGGTGTCTACTTTGCCCTTATAAAATATTTATTTGTATCGCCTTAATTATCTATTGCGTCTTAATCATATCTTCCTTTTCTTCTACAGTTATCCATTTAGCTGTTACGAATATATCTAAATCTTCTTTTGTATAAAGTCCCATCCCATAATATTCTTTAATAAATTTAAGCATTTATATCTCCTCCTAATTCTGCTATTCTTAATAGTAAAGATGAGTTTAATTCTTTCTGCTTATTTAATTCTATTTGTATCTCTGCATTATCTTTAAGCAATTTTGCATTTAAGGATTGTTGTTTCTGTTGTTCTAATTCTTCATCAAATTTCAGAATATCTTCATATTCATAGAATATTGATTTATCTGCAGGATTGCAGTACATTATGGCTTGTTTATTTTCTATATACTTTGGTTCTGGTATATTTTCTATAAGAATTCCTTCTTGTTCTAATTCTTCTTTTGTTTTGTGTAGACCATAAACATTGTCAAAAGGCATATAATGTATAAATTTTGCCTTAATTTTATTTTCTTCAATCTTTTTTAGTTCACCTAAAAATATCATAATTTCTACCTCCTATATTAATTGATATACTATTATACTAAAACTTTATAAGCTAGCTTGATTTTATTAATAACATTGTTATTATAAAAATATATGCAGCCATCTTTATCTGATCCTAAAAAATGATCATCTGTACAATTATAAGAACAGATAATATTACCACTTTTATCTATTTTATGAAGTATACTACCTGTATAAATATATAAATATTTTCTTAAAAAATCTAATTCAATATATTTACATTCTAAACCGATCTGTTCTGTTTTATTTGTTTTAATATTATATCTCCATATTTTTTTATTAGAATCATACCAATATACATATTCACCCAACATTACACTATTTGATTCATAAGGTAATGATTTTTTTTCTAATTTAGAAATATCACCATTTACATTAATTTTATAATAACTACCACTTGAACTATCACAACTGATATAAAAATCAGTTCCATCTGAAAATATATTTGAAAATTTATATTTAAATGTATATTTATGGTCCCATTCAAATAAATATTTACTCCATATAATACCTGCATAACTTAAACTAAATAAAAAAACTTCTCCACTATATTCATTATATCCACAACAAATTCCATCATTATTTATTGCAACTCCACCATAACCAGAATAACTATAAGCATGATCGCCTCCAAAACCATAAGTAGATATACGTGTAATATCACAAGTTTCTGCATTTATTTTATAATAATATTGTCCACTATGTTTTAAACCTTTATTAAAAATATAAAAATAATTATCATGAAAAAAGATTTTATAAATATCATCAAAATAAGTATAAGAACCTGAGCTAAAACCGTTATGATCTATTTTCTTCGATAATATTAAATTCCCATCTAAACTATATTTCTTTATAGAATCCTTCCAATTAATTACATATATATAATCTTTTATAAAAAATAGCATACCAGAATCCATATTTTTAGAAAAAATATTTTTTATTGAGAATTCTACATTCTCAGCATTTATCAGATCATTTTGTGTATACCCTGTCTTTATATTTTTAATTTTACTTGATAAAGTATCATACGAATCGCTACCACTTGCTGGGACTCCTTTGCCAGTAATAGCAGTAGCTACTTTAGTTTTCCCATTACTGGCAGAGGTAAAAAGCTCATTTACTGCATTTACCAAATTGGTTTTAGTTGTAGTTTTTAAGTTTTTTAATTCACCTTGTTTTGTCGCAATATCAGCCAATTGTTTAGTAACAGATTCAAAATTATCATCTATGCTTTTATTTATTTCTTTTTGATTTCCACCTGTTAAATGTAAAAAAGTTTTATTTGAATTAATCACTGAATGGTCCCAATTTAGCCTACTTACTTCAGCTGTAACATTTGCTGCGTTACCTATTGCGGCATTTATTTCATATTGCCAGCTATAAGGTCCTTGTGCCTCTGGTGCGTAATAGTCTCCGTATTGCCCTGCACTAACATATCCGTATAGTATTTCACCTTCATCTGGATCCTTTGCAAATAGACCCAATTCACAAATATAAGTAGCTTCTGTAACATCTTTATTAGTTATATTACCTATTATTGTTGCACTTTTCATCTCTGAATTAGCTGTTATAGATGTTATTGGAACATCTAGTTTAGGGTCTAATAATGCTAGTAAAGTAACAGGATTTTGTGTTTCAATCAACCCTGAGCCTACTTGCATTTTAGTGAAATGTATCTCTTGTCCAGCTTGTGCTTTAGCATATAATGCCATCCCTTGATTAGTTATGGCCATATTTTTAAACAGAGCCAACTTCTTCAACTCCTTTCATTTTTATTGTACTTTTAGTTATTCCTTGTACGATAAAATATGGATTTTGTTTAAAGGTTATAATTTCTTTAGGATTATAACTCATGTTAATTGTTTCAGATTTAGCCATAGACACAATCATGCCTGAGTATGGCTTAAAATTTACTAAAGATTTACCTATATAATTTACTCTAACTCCTTCTGGCTTGGGTACTATGTACCCATGTTGGATTAGGTCTTGCCTAATTTGATTAACATATCCAGTTATATAGGCATTAAAGGACATATCTTGATTGTCTTGTAATTCTAAACCTATATCTTTAAAAATATTGTCCCAAATCTCATACATTTGTGGAATTGTTCCATCCCACATATTCATAGCTACTTTTGCTTTTAATACTAATCTATATGTTTCATCATCTAGTATTGGATCATGCCCATTTAAGGGCTGAAAAGTTAATATTCGTTGTCTCCCTATTATAGTTCCTAATGTGTCCAATTGTTTCCCTATTGCATAATCTAAATCAAAATTAATATCTATACTTTTAGCAGCTAAATAAGCATGGTCTAAAATAGTTAAACTGCTACTTAGCCACGCTATAAATTTGGGTTTATCTCTATGTTGAGATGTTATATTATCTACATATTTTTCTATAGCCATAACATCACCTTCTAAATAATATTTGCAGTTATATAATTAATATTTCCTCTGCAAACCTCATTAAATTTTAATTCTATATCATCTGGCTTTTGTTCTTCTCCTACTCTTGCAGCAGTTATACCAGTTATAGAAAACATAGGGTCCATTAAGTTTGGCATAGCTTGTAATGCTGCCCCCCATAAACTAGAAAGAGACAGGTTTGAACCTATCTCCATTGAATTTAAGTATGTTTGTAAATTTTTTTTAATAGATTCTGTTGTTTCTGTAGTATATCCGCTTAATGGTTTTATGTTTATTGTTACTTCTATATCTATATATGTTGGTCTAAAAAATCTAATTGGTGGACCTTCAATACCCTTTATCTTTATGGATACATCTCCATTTGTATAACATCCAATTCCTTTATGAATTCTAATAGCTTCAGCGATTTCTTTATCTTCTCCGCCCTCTGCTACTACTGTAATTGAATGTGGCGGTAATCCTAATTCATCTATTTGATTAGTATCATTTTCGTATACTCTAGATCTTTTTACTTTTTTGACCTGTGCTACTGCTCCGCTGGTTCCCTCTAACATAGTTAAACTGGCTTGGGCAGTACTTTGGCTTTGTCTCTTTCTTAGCTTAGGATCCTCTTCCACATAGGCACCCAGTTCAGCATTCACTTCATTATAAACGCCATTCCAACCAAAGGTTGGATTATATATCTCTGTTATATCTCCTGGGTTTGCAACTATAGGACCAGGTATTTGACATACGGCCATAACTTCTATTTGTCCACTTTCTGGTATGGTAACTGTATAAGGTAAATTCCATTTTATATTACCTTTATCTGTAACTATTCCATTCTTAATAGTAGTATTTTTTACCCCACTAATAATTACCGGACATTTACTATAATCTTTTGCTTTTCTTTTTATACCATTTATTTTTACTATGCTATCTAGTCCGGTACCTATTGCTGTATTAGGTGCTCTATTATTATAAACAGATTGAGATATTTGGAAAGCATCATATATTTTCTCTGAAACAGTTGCAATCCATTGATAGTCCTGGCTATCTTCTCCAAGATATATATCTTGGCCAAAGATTAATCTTGCATCTTCTACAAGCCTATCTCTTACATCAATATAAGTGGGCATGTGAAGCCCCGTTTTGTCTATATAAGGAGCAAAATAAGCCATCTAAATTCCTCCCTTTAAAAGTTCATCCCAATAAGGACATCCCCATATTGGGATATTATTACACAACTAAATGAATAGTTTCTATTTTCAATCTTACTTTCAAATTTTTTTATACTAACAACTCCTTGAGTTTTTAATATTCTTTCTTTAATTATGTTATCAACTATGATTTTATTGTCCATGCTTGCTGAATTACCTAATATATCTTGAAAAAGTGGTAAACCTTCTTCTTTATTTTCCCACCACTCTTCTTTTAATAATAAAAGACGTGTCTTTACTGCTTGAGATACTGCATAAGTGCCATAGGTTATATTTTGTTGCCCTTTCCCGAAAGAATAATCACCGTTTTCGTCTAGCATTCTGTATCTCATGCTGTAGTTAACACATCCTTTCCATTAACTTTAAATTTTGATACATTTATATTAATTTCTCCTGGCTTAACGTCTATAGATGAAGTACCATCTATGGTTCTTAATTGGCATGAATCTGTTGAATAATTTTCTATTTTATTTGGTTGGCTCCATGTCCCTAGTATTGCAAAACCATCACTTAAATCATGTCTTCGCTTTTCTATTTGATTTTGAATACCTCCATAAGTAAACCATAAATCTATACACATATCTGCAAATATAACTAAACATTCATCCCCTTGTTGTATTGGCATTGTAAAACAATATCCTCCTGCCCTAGGAATAACTATAGGTACATCTAATAATAATGGTAGATTAACCCATTCTTTCGTAAAATCAGGTTTAGTTATATGCTCTCTCAATGCTAATTGAACTGTTACTGTTTGTGTTTCTGGATCAAAAGATTGAATGATTCCAGGACATGCAACCCTTAATACATTTTTCCATCCATCCCCCATGCTCCTAAACATTTCTGTATCAGATCCAATGATCTCATTTAAATTTCTATTTCTCATTAAATCACCACCTAATTCGATACAATAGGTATCGCTCCGCCTAATTGGTCTATAGTCTCAAATTTTACATACCAATCGTTTCCTCTTGTATCTCCTATATACTCTAGTTTTATAACCCTATATATACCATCTTTATCTAAGGACCTAAACAAAGGCGGTAGAGAATCACTTGAACTACTTTCATTACTTGCACTATTTGCACTTGGAACTATTCCACCATCTGCATCTATTAAACATTTAGGTCTACCGAATTCCGGGCTTCCATATAAAGCATGGTAGGCAACTTGATCTTGTGGAGCTTTTCCATCTCTACCTCTAGCAGCGTAACAATGCCCATCACCAGCATAAATTGCTATGTGATGGCAAGCACTATCTTTACCCCAAAAAACCATATCTCCTGGACGTGCTTCTGATTGTGAAATAAATTTACCACCTTCGCTTTTAACTTGTGCATATTGATTCCAGGTTATATCTTTTACTTCTAGACCTGCTACTTTATAACAATGTTTAACAAAAGAACTACAATCCCAATATTTTATACCGCCAACTGTTTGGCCTCTGTAATCTTGGCTATATTGTACATTGGGGTCATCGCAGATTTGTTTTGCCTCAGCAATTATTTTGTTTCTAGTATCAGTTGAGGCACCACCACCTTCGCCTCCTATTGCTGGTACTGAATTAGAACCACTTAAATCTATTCTTTTAGCTCTTACTAAACTGTTATCAACATGAATTAAACTATTTAATTTTATTTGTGGATTTAATAAACATTGTCCTGATATTCCAAAATCAGTTTGTTCCGGAGTGCTTATTAATCCTGACTTTGGATTTAATTCAAATATTTCATTTTTAGGTAAATCCTTTAGATTTATTAAATTCAATTGTCCATTATCCATGTAATATTGTAGATTATTACTTTTAGCAATTTGTCTTAAATAATCAGAAGATTTCCCAAAGAACACTTTTCCTCTTGTAAGTTTTTGACCTTTCAAATTATCTGCTATACTGCCTAAAGATACAGGACTTTGAGCTTTACTTACTATATGATCTACCATACTTCTTGCAGTTTGCCCTCTCATTATAGAAAAATTAGCTACATCAAAATTAATCGCTCTATCTGAATCAAGAGCGATTATTGTTAGCTTATAGGTTGTTGCATCTTCTTTTTCCCTTATAGTCTGTAATATATCACCATCAAAAATAAGACCGAATTGAGTCCCCTCATATCCCGCCTCTATTGTCACCCTAACCCCATTTATCATGATTGCATTCTCTGTTTGGGCATTAAGGTTATATATTACTATTTCTGATGTATTAGGTTCCATCATTATAGTTTTGCTTATATTAAAAGTACAATGTAACTTTGAAACATCTAAGGCATTACCTTTTGAATCTGAAACTGTTATTCTGTACCTTCTTCCAAATAATATATCTCCCTCTTTTTGTGAGCCTTTGATAACCTGATAATTTGTTGATTCAATATTTATTGATTGTCCAGAATTATTATCAATATTAGCACTGCTGGCACCAGAACTTCCCTTGAATTTATTATAATATTCATTAGCTTTCTTTATCCTTCTATCAAGATGTGCTAAAGCCGCGTTAGGTCTCTCCCAACAAAAGCACATAGCTTTAGTTAGGTCTGCTATACTTCCTTGACCTTTCATAAATTTATCATGATTTAAATAACCACTTTTATTAATCCATTCAAGTGAAGCACCAGTATTTCCAACACTTCCAGATAATTCAGCCCACATAAAATTGAGCTGATGATTTAAGCTTTTCCCATATTTCTCAAGCTTAGTTCTACGTCCAAAACTCCATTGACATAAACCAAAACCTATACCATTACCAGCTTCAATTAAATTTTCATTAAATTCGGATTCAGCTTCTATATTTCCCATAGCTGCTGCGATACTCTTTTCTGGTAGTCCCTTACCTTTAAGGAAGGACCATACACTTTTCTCAACCTTTTCTCTACTTATTCTGTATCACCCCAAACTAGAATAAAATCCTTACCTAGATTAAATTCATTTGGATTATCTTCCATTAAGTTGGGGTTTATTTTAACTATATATGCAGAACCGATATTTAAATAACTATACTGCTCTAATATGTTTAACCCACATACTAAAGGAAGTGAATGAATTAAGTCCTCTCCATCTGAATCTTTTAAATCCATTTCCCAACATTTTTGTTCTGTATTATACCTTAGAAAGAAAAAAAGTTTAAGTTTTTCTCCATCTACAGGAATAGTGCTCGTAAAAGTTTGGTTGGGACTCGGTGTTAACGGTACTATATACATTTATATAATTCTCCTTTATTTAAAAAGACTAGAAAGTAAACTTTCATCAGCTTTTATAACCTTTTGATCGCCCTCATTACTTTCTTGCGATTTATGAGGCCGTTCTGATATTTTAACAGTAGTAACACTTACAACAAATATTTGTTTTAATGTAACTGTAGCTCTTAACCCATAAGTTGTCTTATTATCATCTGTAGTACTTATAGTTTCAACCATCATATTGTTATAAGTGCCTAACCTCGTAACTACTGTAATAGGTAATCTTTTATGTTGTAAATCTCTAAGCTTTTTATATGCACTTACAGATCTAGAAGTGCCAGAAAATTGACCAGGAACAATACTAGTCATAACGTCACTCATACCTATATCAAATGTCAACCTTGATGCTTCTTCATAGGCATGATCTGCTATGTCTGCCCCTGTTTGAACTGGATGTTCTGTAATATTTAAGGAGGTATCATGCTGAGTGCTAAACACAGCATCAAAGATGAGGCTTTCTGTACCTGTATTAAAATAAGTCTTTAATACCTGTTCAGCCATCTAAAACACCCCCTGTAGATTCCTTGTATTTATACCTGAGAGTTTTTTACCTATTGCATTAGCATTGGCATTAGGGTTGTTTCCATAAACATTTATAGTATTGGTGTTACTTACTTTATTATTGCTGTTAGATGTTGTATTATTATTAGCTGTACTACTATTATTCGTATAGTTTGGAGCAATAGCTTTACTGCCTTTTATATCCTTGTTATAAACCTCAACTTTTTCTTTTATATCTGATCCCGTGAAGAATTCTTTGGTTTTATCCCAAACTCCTTTAGACCATTCCTTGATGTCCCCCCATACTTCTTTTGCTTTTTCTCTTATACCTTCAAAAACTTTTATAGCATTTTCATAATACTCATCCCAACCATTTTCTTTGATTTTTTCTTTTAGGGATTCTTTTAAATCACCAAATTTACTCTTAATGCTTCTCATAGCATCAAGGCCCTTTTCTTTAAAGAACCCAAAGACACTACCTATTACAGATTTTCCACCTCTCAAAAATGTGAAAAGATCGTCCAGGAGTGCAATAATTAGTAATATCACTCCAACCGGTCCAGCCATTATTAAAGCTGCTATAACTCCTATTAATTTTAATATTTTCTTTATTGGTCCTGGTATTTTTTCTATTAATCCTATTACAAAACCAACTATTTTAGATACTATTGAAAATATAGGCTCTAATACTCTAAATATTAATAATAAAATTCTTAATATTATACCTATAGCAGAACCTATTATCTTAGCTACACTAGGAATTATTTTTATAAACTTATCATTAAACCTTGATAACTTTTGTTTAAACTCTGCTAATGGTCCAGCAACATATTTTAAAATGTAATGTCCTATCCATTGAAAAGCTAGTTTCCCAAATTGTTTTAATCTCTTGAATTCTAGTCCTAACCCTTGTATAACCTTTATATTATCTTTAAATTCTGGTGGTAACCTTAACTGCTGTGAATCTTTTCTTAGCTGATTAAATTGTTTTAAAAGAGTTGGACTTAACCACAAGTCTTGCATAGTTACTCCTAATGTTTTAAGAGCACTATCTATATCTCTCGCATTTTCTTTTGTAGTCCATAACTGCCTTGATAATTTTTCATATTGTACATCTTGCTTTCCCAGTTCATTCAGAAAATTACTTATTTTTTTTATTGCTGCTACTGCAGCAACAACTGCAGCAACAACAACAGCTATACATGTTGCCCCTTTTAAAGAAAATTTTAATAGTGATTTACCTCCATTTGCAGCTAATGCTTCCGTTGATGCTTCTACATCTTTTAACCCACCTGTTGAGCTTTTCTTAAAATCTAATATACTTTTCTTTGACTTTGATATACTTTTTATTAGGTTTTTAAATCCACTATCTATACCACCATCATCTTTTACATTATCTTCAGGTTTTTTTATGTGTTGTCCTTTAAAAGCTTTTATATTCTTTTCTTTACCTGTATATTTTTTTATATTTTTAGGTATAGGCTTATCTTCTTTTTTATTAATATCTATTTTAGATAAATCACTATATAGTTTCTTTACAGCCTTTATATCTTTTAATAGCCCATTAAGAGGTTTCTGTAATTCTGGGAATAGTTTTCCTATGGAATTAGATGATCCAAATAAATTAAAAAGGCTTTTCATAGCTTCACCGCTCTCTGAAAAACCTTTCTTACTAGTATCATTAAATTTCTTAATCTTTTCTTCTGTTACCTGTATAGATGTTTCTGCATCTTTAGCAGAATTAGAATCTACATCAAATCCTATCCCTATAAGATAACTTTTTATAAGATCTACTGCCAATTACATCACCTCCTTTTGTGCTGCTTCGTTTGCTCTACGCTCATTTTCTGACTTCACTGCCATTATTTCGTGTGCATCTAGTAAATCATCAAGACTATAAGTCCCATCCCAAACTTCATGCTGTTTCCACATACCAGCTACAACTGGGCTATATAAATAAGCATCTACATTTTTGAATTCTGCAGGGATGTAGTTAATATCTCCATTATTGAAGTCAAGGGGCTTCCTGCGAAAAAACCTTTCACATTGAAAACTAAAGATTGAATAGTTAAATTCATTAATAATGCTGTATCAAATTCAATATCCATAACTCCAAAATTTCCATACTTATCAAGAACTTTCGCTGGTCCTGCAGGTAATATTTCTTCTACAACCCTAAGACAATTATCTTGTATATATCTGAATTCTTCTTCTGGCAAGTCAAAAATAGATGCTGCTACCTCTGTAAAATTCAGGTCAGATATTTTTATATCACCTATATCATTTATATTCTCTATTTTTAATCCTTTAAGTATTGGAGTTATTATTTTTGTAAATTTGAATAACATATATGATCCTGTTCTGGCATCTAATTTATTTAGTCTAAATTTACGTCCATTTATTTCAATTTCTTCATATAGAACTGGTATTTCCATTTAAAAACCTCCTAACTTTGTGTTATTTCTGCAGCCATTAAGTTCCATGTAATTTGTTGCCCCTGTGCCTGATATGGCCTATCTGCTAATTTCTGTGGAGATACACCTGTACATGTTGTTATATCTCTCAAATTTTTAGATTTTATTGTTATTACCATAGCTGCCCATTCAGAAGAATCAGCAACATCAATATAGTTATACCATCTTAATAAATACTTATGAAGTTCAGATGTTTGTTGCATTGTTAAAGTTATAGTTCCGTTTTTTCCATTAAGCTTTGATACCATTATAGTACCATCTGCAGCAACATCATGTGCTGTTCTATCTCCAGCCATTGCTATAGATATACTTCCCAAACCTGCTCCTGTGGATGATGCTGATCCAACATTTTTAATATTGAATGAACATGTAACATCTTCAAAGCTATAAGTATTAAATTTCATAAAATTCCTCCTCTCTATCTATTTACATACACTCTAATAGATACAAATTCCATTGAGCCTGCTAATTTAACTAATATATAAACTGGCGGTGATTTTCTTGCTTCTCTATCTGACTGTGACTGGCTATCTATAGTATCTGCCAATATCACATATCCTCTTGGAAGTGTGTCCCCTGTTTTAATAGATAATATTGGTGCAGTATTCCATATACCTGGGGCTATAAAACCTATGTTTCTAGCCTTTTCCAATGGTGCTGTAATATGATTTAATAAATTGTCCATCCCAGGATCAGTCTGCGGAATTTTAGCTGATGTTTGAAGTCCATTTATAACTGCAGATTGAATATTATTTGTTAATATATCAAGATTAAGCACTTCATCAAATGGCGTTCCGTTAGCCATCACGCCATTTTCAAATAAATTGTATACAGAACCGCGGTTTATATAAACATTGCAGTTATTGTTTTTCAAAATAGTTACTTGTGTACTTGTCAAATCTTCAGGTGTTACTCCAACCTCTGGCTTAAATTTTAATGTGTATGCTGAACCTGCAGTTTGAGTATTGGCCGCCATAGCATATCCTACAATTGCCATTACAGCATGTTCTGTATTAGAATATTGGCCCAGCGTTCTGTGAACTCCTGATTTATTCAATGTTTCTACTACATTTCCTGGTTTATTTTCTAATACCTCGCTATCACTTGTTGTATAAGCATAAGTACTGGCTGGAGTAGCAGAATCTATATATTTAGCTACTTCTATTATTTCTTCCTTATTAACTCCACAAATATATCCTAAATACCATTCGCTATTTTTTTCTCTACATGCTGTCATCGCTTGAACTGCAGTTTCCTCGCTTTTTTTATCCCAAACACCAATAGCTACTTTTGTTGGCTTAGGTATTTGAGAAAAATATATTTGTGCTGCAAGATATTCTGGTTCCGTTCCTTTCCATCCATCTGCTGTCATGTCACCTATTTTATTATAGGTTTTAACTCTATCAGAAGGATCAATGATAGTGGATGGTCCAACTATTAACCCTAGATTAAAATTAGTTCTTACAGCACTAACAGGACCTACACTTACGGATACGTCTACTGCATCACTTAAAGGTAATGTCATTAATTTTCCCTCCTTATCTATTAGGAATAATCCTTATATCTGTACTATTGATATAAGGTACTTTATTTTCTCTAATAACAGCCTCATTAAATGTGGCCGAGAAATCTGTTCTTTCCCACCATTGACCGGAGTAATATTCTGGTAGCCTGGTAGGCATTGGTACATCTGTTATTAAAAAAAGATTTTTTTCTTTAAATTTCTGCATATAATCGTAATCAAAAAGCAGATGTCTAATTACATCTGCATTATCATAGCTATTTGGACCATACAAGGTCCAATTAACCTTATGAACTCTTGTATATCCTGTTTGTTTTTTAGCGTATGCTTTATCTTCTTCATCAGGATTAAGTATAATATTTTGTTGCCTTGCCATTTTGTCATCCTGTGGTGTAATTCTTAAATAAATTACATCTTCATCTATAGCCCAAGCTGGTGCACCCTCTGTTTGCCATGCTATTCTTACCTTGTCCTGATTTTCTTCTTTTTCAAAATCTATATTTAGCATTTCACAAGTTATCTCAAAGAAAAAATCTTCTATTTCTTTCAGTTTTAATACTTGATCTGCCATATTAACAACTGGCCTTTCTCATAGCTATAGCTTTGTAGTATCCATAATCACTATAGGGACTTACAGAATATATTTTATATCTTTCTTCATTCCATAATAACTCGTCCGAAGTTCCTGAATCCTTTTGTTTGGATATATCTCCTTTACGTGTAGTAAATATTTTTTGTGTACTATAAATTGCTAATTCTCCACCAACTCTATCTCCCTCTGGAATCATTTCTATGTCCTTGGATTTTGCTACACTTATAACTCCTTGCATATTAATCTTATCTTCACTTTGAACAAATCTTCCTTTTTCCCATTTCCCTGATTTTCTAAAAATAATAAAGCTTTGAGATACTCTAGGATCATTTATTACTCTAGATACATTAATCATTAACTATCACCTTCCTTTACTGTATAAGTGATACTTTTTCTTAATTCTCCTGTATCTATAAGTGGCTTATCACTGCCTTTTCTTTTTATAGTATCATCTGAGTTCTTATGCCACTTATTTTCTGGATTAGTAAACCAATCTCTAGCTATGTTTTGACCTAACATACCTACTTTTTCTAATTCGGGGGCTAAATTATTTCCATCTAAGGCACTTAAAGCAGCTTGTTTCATTTTTTTTGCTATTCTTTCCTTAGAGTTATCCATTGCAGGTTCAAGAACTGGTCTAGGAGGTACATTCCATAAAGGTGAACCATTCTCATGTACATACATTTCATGTGCTTTAGAGTATGGAATGCCCGAATCTAAGTCATGTTGCATTTTTCTTCGCATTGTGGTATCTCTTATACCATGTGTATGGATATATAGTAATTCTGCATTAGTAATTTTACTATCTTGGTGCTCTGTACTATCCGGTACCCCAACACAAACAGTTTTTTTAGCTAACTCCTCTAAAGATTTCTTTATATCTTTTGTTAAATCGTTAGTTATACTAACATTAGTAAATCCATTTAACATATAATCACGCCTTTAATGAACATACATACCACCCTTCCCAAGCAATGTACCTATAGATATTAATTGTTGGCCATATGCACTCAAACTCCAACCATTCCAACCTTCTATGTTGCTTGTGGTAATACTATAATCTGTACTTATAGATACATCCCCAACACTTATAGAAGTGTCTAGACCTTGAGCTTTTCCAGCTTCTAGTATTCCCTTAACTCCACCATTAGCATCTGCTACACCTTGTAAATATAGAGTACAAAAATGTGCTATAAACAAGCACATGCCATATTTCCACTGCTTATGCCATCTACTTTCCTTAATACAAGCATTTGCCATATCTAAGTACATTTCTAATACTATTAATGGAACTATGTCTTTAAATTGGGGATATACCTGGTTAAAATCTTCTAAAGTAAAAGGTGGATTAGTTCCTGGTTTCATATTACCTGCACTGCCTATTAATCCATTTAATTTGCTCATAATATCACCTATTTACTTTTTTCATCTTCTTTAACTTCTTCTGATTCATCCTTACCACCTTTTGCTTTATTTTTACCTTTATTCTTTAGATCTCCATTTTCGGCTGCTATTGTTTGCTCTTTACTTTCTATAACTGTTAATGTACCATCAGATTTAGCTAATAAAAATAAAGGTGTACCTTCCACCCAATCTGGTACATCTGTCATTTCAAAATTTTTGACTTTAACTCTTTCATCCCCATTTATAAAAAGTAATGATTTGTTTGAATATATTCTCATATTTTCCTCCTTATTAGAAAAAGCTTTAGCAATACACTAAAGCTTTTAATTTATTAATTTAAATTATTTTTATATACCATCCGCATAAAGTACACATTGGTTATATAAGAACTTTACTTGTCCTATATTAGCCATATATGCAGTCAGATAAGCAACATCACCAACACTAGGTTGTGTCATTGCTCTCATTAATGGAACTGGTATATCTATTAAAGTTTTACTTTCATCATTTACATAAGCTACCATTCTATTTGTTTTACTAAGACCTGCATTTACGCACCATCTACTAGGAACTATTACAAGATCTACACCTTGGTTTTTAGCTATATTATTCTCTAATAAATAGGTTAATATGGATACATTACCTGCCTCACTAACTTTTCTAGTAGCAATATAAGTATATTGTTGCGGTGAAACTAATATATGATTTGGCATACCTCCTAAATCATATTCACTATTAGTCCACGCTTCTGTAAGTACTGTGTTAATATCGTCCAATATTTCATCAGCTGTCTTAGTTGACCAATCTGTTTTCCCCTCTTTTCCTTTAGCTACAGTAGTAATAGTAACTGCTGGATTATTAACTAATCCATAAACATCTTCTTCCTCTACACCGTTATAAACCATATAATCTATAGTTTTATTATAATTTAATCTAATTCCATCATCTAAAATAGAATCTAAGGATCTACCTATGCTTTGCATTTTTTGTTGGTCTATAAAAGGTACTTTTAGTATATTAGACCAAGGAAATACCTTAAAAACATCTTTACTTGTATTAGCTTGCATCACTGGAATATTATTTGTTTGTCCTCTAATTAAACCAAAATTGTTTCCTCCTGTAGTTCCATAATCTACAAATTGATTAGATGTATTTTCTATCCATCCACCACCAGTTTTAGCTACTATATCACGCATCCAGGTTACTGATGTAAGTGGTTCATTTAATTTGGGGTCTCTTTTCTCTAACTCACCGACTAAAAAAGCCATTCCTGTTCCATTACTTGCTGCATCCATTGCTGCTTTAGTTGGTGTTATGCTATCAAATGCATTACACACTTGACCATTGTAAGCATTTATATTTGTTGTTAATCCATTCATATGCTGCACCTCCTATATAGTCCTAGTAAGAATTGTAACCTCTGCTACTCTATTCTTATCTAGTTTATTTGTAGCCCATTTTAAATTTGGGATTTCTACAGTATTATCTGTATCTGCTATTGCCTCAAATTGTCCAACTTTTCCATCAGGAATTGCTGGATTTTCTTTAATACGAATAAATACTTTCCCACCTGCAGTTGGAGTACCATTATTACAATTAACTGTTATGTTTCCTCTATTAAGTACATCCATGGTTTCATTTGGAAGATATGCACCCGCGGAAGAATAATAATCTATAGTTTGTTTAACTTCTCTTACTGCAATACCTACGAAATCTTTTGCTGTACTGCTTTCTCTAAATTTGCTATAAGTATTGTCTGGATTTAAAACAACAGCTTCACCAAATCCTACAGGTGAAGCTGTTTCCTTACCATCTTGTATATTACTTTGTAACTTTCTTGCTGTTATAATAGTATCCACGCTTCTAGACACTGTACCTGGATAACCTAAATTTAATTCAATTCCTATTGCTGCACCTGGCATATTATTTTACCTCCTTATAATGTGGATTAAATTTTTTCTTGTATTTTTCTCCTATAGATTCTACTTCTTTAGCTTTTTCATCATCAGCTCTTTTTCTATCCATAGCATTTTTCCTTTGTGCTTTCAATATATCAGCATAGCCATTACTACCCTTAGATGTTTTCTTTGCATTTTTAAATGCACTTAAAAGAGAATCACAAGCCTTTTTCTTTTCTGCTGGATTACTCATATTTGCTATTATAGGTTTCATTGCTTTTAATGCCATAGCCATAGCTTTGTTACTATCTGCATTAGGTATTGGATTTTTAGGTCTATCCTCGGGGTCAATTACTACACCATCTGGAATATCTTCATCATTAATTTCTTCTACTGGAACTGTAACAGATTCTTCTTCATCACCTACAGTATTTTCTTCATCTTCCTGTCCTTCCAGTTTATTAATTACCTCATCTATAGCTTCTTCTGGTGCTTTTTCTTTATTCTGATGAGTAATTAATTGTCCAACTAATTTAGTTAATTCTGATACTTGTTGTGTGAGTTTAGTCATCTCTGGATTTTCATCATTAGATTCTTTTTTATCTTCCTTATTTTCTTTAGTCTCTTCTATTTCTTCATCTTCCCCTGTTCCTCTTTCCTCCACTAATTGGTCTAAAGTATTAGATATTTCGTCTGGTTCTGCATCTGCGGCATAATGCTTGAATCCTAGTGCTGTTAGGATATTAGTTACTGGTCCCTTTTTTTGTGGTATTTTTACTTTTTTACTCACTTTCTTCTCTCCTTCCAATTTGTTGTTTTTAGAATCCTTTATAGATACACGATTACCTGCTCTCCCAGCTTCTACAACTGCTACATGATTGCCTCGTATATCTATTTGACTATATGTTCCATCTTCATTTTCTTTATAATCACATTCATATCCACAACTTACCTCACGCTTACCTTGGTCTACTTCATTAATTAAAACTGAATCATAAATAATAAGGTCTGCAATTAATAAGTCAGGTTCTTTTTTATCTTGTCTTACATTTTGTGTAGTACCTTTTATAAATATCTTTGAGTTTTCAGGCGTTAATAAATCTGGTGGATGTTCATCTGTAACGGGCTTACCTTCAAATGATGCGATGGCTGAGTTACTAAATACTTCCTCTGGATCTCTATAAACTTTTACTAGTTCATTTTGACTACCTTCAATTCCTAATTCCTCAGGTAAATACTCATACCAGCCAGTACGAGCAATAGGCACGTTATGACATACCGGACTAAAAAGCCTTCTGGTGTTCTAGTCATGTTTGGGCTAAAACGTGATCCGTAAAATGCTTTCAATAAAATCACCCCCTTTCAAGCAAAATAAAAAAACCCTTATTTCTAAGACTTACATCTATTAAATATACTTAAAATTTCTTTCATAACATTCTATCAATTTTTCAAGATAGTTTTTAATATGTTTCCTGGAATCATAATTAAAAGGTATGGTTTTTCTCCCTACCATTTCTAATAATTCTTCTAATGTTGCAGATTTTAATTTTGTTTCATCATCATTTAGTTTACTATATAAATTATTTACTTTCTCTGGTGTTTCAGCTTCATATACATGTTCTACATCTCCAATTTTTTCAGTATATTTCATGCCTTATTTCCTCCTTTATCTTCTTCTAATATTTTCATTACAATTACTATAGATTCACGTTTTAAAACTAGATCACCAATGGTTATAAATTCAGCATCAGAATTTAATTTATTATTTATTTCTTCAACTGTATCATATGAATAAGTTTCAAAGTCTTCTCTACTTTCTAGCCCAATATATATTTTTGTTGTTATTCTTTGTATATTTTCTGAATCTAAAGATGTTAAAACATTCTTATTTAAACTTAACTTTGAAATTGCTTTCCTGATATCATCACCCTTCATACCATTTGGTGTATTTATTGTTATATTATTTATTAGTTCATTTGGCTTGTCGTTGTTTCTTTTCTTATTAAATATTTTAAACATATAAATCCTCCTACATGATTTCTAAAAATTCCTTCTTTGTCATTCTTACTATAGAACCATTATGATATACTTTGCATGGCCATTTAATAAAATCAAGACTTACTACAGGTTCTGGGTAACACCTACAATTGTAAATATTACCTGCATGATAGTATCCTACAAATTTTTTACCTATTAATTTTTCTGGGCTAGGTGGATTGTTCCAATTAATTAAAACACCCTCCATATGATCGTGGCTCTTTCTTACTCTTTGATCTTTTGAAGTCCTCCATATGTACCAATTTAGTCCTATGTTTTCACATCTAGCCTCTGTTAATGCGGTACTTGTTTTACTCACTTCTGTTCTAGCTATTAACTTGGCTTTGGATTCTAGCATGTATGGTACTTTCTTTTGTAAATCCTCTGCGATAGCCTCTGCTCTTCTACCTTTAAAAGCTTCCTTAGCCACGTGCTCTGTAATATCTTTTGAAACATTTAAAGGCACACTCTTAATTAAGTATGCATTCCTTTGTATTTGTTCATTTATAGCTCCACCTATGGGGCCTTTAAGTTCTTTCTTTAATGCCTCATATATCTCTTTACCTTTGCTATTTTTCTTTGCTGCTTCTCTCCATGTATGGCCTGCATCAGTAAATAAGCTAGTTACCATCTTCATAGCTTCTCTATCCGCATATCTTTTAAATTCTGGGCTGTTGGCTGTTTTTCTTAATTCTTTTATAAATTCCTCTGTTGTTTTTAATTCTTTTAATCTTCTTTGTAGCTTTTTTACCAACTGATTAAGTCTTCTTTTATACATTACCTCTATACGTCTCTTGGGTTTCCACAAATCTTTAGCTGTGTTTTTTCTTGGTATCATATTATCACCAGCTATTAATCAATTTTATTTATTTTTCTGTGCTCTATTTGAAATTCAAAACAATCAAGCTCATGCATTTGGAAGGAAAGTATTTTAGCTAATTCTTTTGCTCTGCTGTAATCTTTTTCTTTAATAAACTTTTCAATATTATCAGCATTACAGCGAGCAGATTTTATTTTGTTTTCCAGTACTCCAATATTAAGTATTCTCTCTGAAATTACATCCATTTTCTTCTACCTCCTCACTTGTATAATCTTCTGTTGGATTATATCCTAAAAGATTATTATCAATTGGCATATCTCCTGTTGGTTCTGTATCATCATCAGCATTGGCTATATCTTCATCAGTTATATTAGTAAACATACCAGTACTTTCGCTCATCTGCCTTAATTCTTTTAAAGAAGTCTTTTGACTTATTAATCCAGCATTAAAAACATTAATTATTGAATTAGTTTTCTTATCTACAATATTGGATAACTCATCTTCTGATGGTGATCCTATTGGATTGAATTCATAATCCAAGTCATCTGGAATTGCCCCAAACTCAGACATAAACATTATGGGAACCAGTTTATCTAGCACTGGCCTTAATTGAGATTCTTGTTTTTGTTCTATTAAATCATAATAGTTCTTCATATCACTTTCACCAGTAGCGTTAAATCCTGCTGGACTTCTTCCAAATAAACGCGTAACTGGTATTTCGGCGGCACCAGATACATCTAGCATAAAACTTTCATATATTTCATTTAGTCCTGAAAATGTATATTGATGTGTTTCAAAATTATCGTCGTTATTCATAACGTATATTCCCATATTAGACATCAACTGATTTTGTATTTCTATTGTAGTATACAGATCCTTTTGTGCTTGTTCATCTCCTATAGCAAGTAATTCTCCTAGGTCTGCCATTTTAAGTACTCTTAAATTAGCTAAAAATACAAGTTGTGCTATATTCCAACTTGTATTATCTCTTTTCTTTAATTCATCAAAAATAACCTCTACCTCTGAGGCTCCCCACTGCTGTTCCGCGTATTTTTCCCAATTAGGTAACTCTCTCCCTATAAATCTTAACACCCTACTATGATGAACTCTTACATTATCTCCTGTTTCTGTACTCCAATAATAATATTCAGGAAGTCCAAAATCCGGATCTCCTAAGTCTTCTATGATTTCATCTCCTGGAGTTAAACCACACCATCTATCTGTTACAATCATACCTTTAAAACTTCCAGGCATAATCATATCATAATCTAGTTTTTGATCTAATATATCTTCGTGACCATCTATAATGATTACTGCACCTGCACCACCATATAAACGGCCCCATTTAAGTCCTTCTAATATATCTCTTTGTACTCTTGTAGTACGTTGTAGTGTATCAAGTCTTTTCAAGGCTTCTGGCTTTAATTGTGATTTTATAGTAAACCAATTCTTACACATATCTTCTGGTATACAATCTATTACTTTTCTTACTATCCAATGTGACCTATAAAGACTATTCATTAATTGAAAATTCTGTGTAAGTCTAGTCATAGGATAATCCGTGCTTTCTAATAAATTTGAAGTTCCTGCACCTAATCTAGCCAATACATTAGAAAAAGCATCCATTGCAGTTCTTTTTGAAGGTTTAGAGTTTACTTTTGAATCCCTATTGTATTTTTTCTTTTTACCCACTTTACTAAACCTCCTTTCTTATTAAATATTTAATACCATAAAAGGCTATATACAAAAGCGAATAAAATTCCAAATGCAAATAAATGTATTATTAACTCACCTATTATCAAACTTACTTTTACAAAATAATAATTTTTATCTTTTTCAATTGGTTTCCATTCTAATCGTTGACTACTTATTCCAATTTTAAGAAATAAACACCAGCTAAAAAATAACACTAGTATTAAAACACCTAGAGTAACTGAAATTTTAATTTTATATCACCTTCTTTAACTTCGTAACTAAATAATGATTTAGCGAAGTTATAAACCATAGCACTCCACAAACGTTGATAGTAAGCCATTTTACAACTTCGCATTTTTATTTATCAATAATTCTATTCTCATTTACATAAATATACATAGTTATTTATGCATATTTATTCGGGAATCCATGTATATCGGTGTATATATGCATTATTTTATCTAGCTAATCTTCTAGGTCTAATTATAGTTTTTACATAATAGCGTGCAGCATCTAAAGTATGGTCCTTACTTTTTACTGGTTTATCTTCTCCATGTAAGGCTGCTTTTTCATCCCATACATACCCTGCCACTTCTTCAAGGAAATTAGGACAGTTCTTCCTATGAACTTTAAATTTTCTCTTAGCTATCATAGTTGCCATCATTCGTATACCTTCTACAACTTCATTATCTGCATCTTTAGTTCTTATCCCTTTATTTCTTATAGATATTTTTAAGCTTTTAGCTGATGGATCTATAATAACAAATCTAGGATAATCACTTCCTATGAATTTAACTAAATCCTCTGCAAATTGAGAGTTTTCTTTATCTCCATCCTTTTTATTATTATGATAATACTCATTTAAAATCCAAACTGTATCCCCATCATCCCAAATATCTAGAAATGTTGTAGGGTTTGAAGCTCCGTGGTCTATAGCTATATATCTAATGGCTCTACTTTTGAACCCTGGTGGTAAATCTTCATCTATAAAAGTGTTTAATTCTTTATTCCACATTCCATATATAGCACCTTGTGCAATTACCCATAGCCCTAAAATCATACGTTCATACCAAAAACCTGTATATGCATTTTGAATAAAGCTCTTATATTCATCATCTAAGCTAGGATTATCATCTAACATGAAATGATATACCTTAACCATACCACTCTCTAGTTTTTCTTTATCAGTTATATATTCTGTATAAAGATAATGATATGGACTATCTGGGTTAGTAGTTCCATAAAGTTTAGCACCTTTAATTGAAAGTCTATTAAGTAATTGTTTAAAGAACTTCTCTGGCATTAGTGATAATTCATCACAATAAGCTCCTGCTAAAGTTTTACCTCTTAAATATTTTTCTGAACCTTCATCTTTTGCTCCTATGACTTTTATATCTCTATCAAATATTCTTAGATCTCCTGATTGTTTATTATAGGAATAATCTTCTTTATCTAAAGTTTCAAATAAATCTCTAAGAACATTATCATATACAGTATCTTTAGATACTCCAGTTATAATTAATAATCCTTTTGGACCTTCTTCTATATATCTAAGCCACTTAAGAAGCATTGCTATAGTTTTACCACTTCTTACACTGCCTTCTAAGATGTTAATACGTGCATCTAAATGTATTGGTGTATCAATAAAATTCCACGCTTTTTCTCCAAACTGTTCAAATTCCATTACTTAGCTGGTCCTTTTTTAAATACTTCTAGCAATTTTCCTAAATTACCTTTTTGCTTATTTTTATCATCACCATTCAATTTAGATACTTCTAATTTTAATTTTTCAATTCTTAATTTTTGTTCCTGAGTAGCTAGGTCCATATGTTCACCTAACCATTGCAATGCTTTTATCTGGTCATTAAGCTTAATCTTTATTCCATTCTTACCCTGGCTAACCTCATTTAGTATAGTTCCATCAACTTCATTGCTATTTCTAAAATCAACATAGTTAACCTTTGACATTATAGATTCACCATCTTCATTCTTATCTACTTCTATCTCTTTTCTACCAAATGTTATATAGTCAGTTATATCTGCAAATGCTATGTCCATAAATTTCTGGAATATATCTCCTGGTTCTAGCATTGCTCTATTTAATCTACCTTCTTTAAGTTTCTGTATTTCTTTCTTTATACAAGCATTTACAAGCAGTCTTGGTCCATTAGTATTAGCTGTAATGTAATCACACTCATATGCCTTTTTGTATGCTTTTGTAGCATTAAAAGATTTTATATAATAAATACAAAAAAGCCTTTGCTTGTCAGTAAGTTCAGTATTTTTTGATACCTCATTTACTTCTTTAAGCTTAGGCTCTTCTTTATTATTTTTATTCTTATTTTCTGTTGCAACATTCTTTTGTTGCGTTGCACTTTTTGTTGCAACATTTTTATTTATTTCACTATCCCAATTCTCTCTATTTTTTCTACTTCTTAAAGTGGAGTATTTAACTCCATGCTCTTCTGCAAATTCTTTTAACTTTACATTACCATTTAGTTTTAAATATTCTTCTTTAATTAAGTCCCAATCTGGTCCTCTTATATTTTCCATACCACCACCTCGTTGCTAATTGCTTAGTTTGTTTTGTATATAAAAAAGAGCTTTTATGAGCCCTTTTTATCATCTACTATATTTTTTGTTTCTGATAATTTAGTTGGTATTTCTTCAGATTTATTTTGTAGTTCATTTACTTTGTTTAGCTTGCTTTTTACATCTTTCAATAATTTGTCAGTATCCTTTGTTACTGAGTTAAGTAAATCATCTACTGATTCTATCTTTCTTAGCTCTATTTTCCTTTCAATTTTGGGTGTAAATTTATGTGAGTATAGCACATATTTCCACAATGGTATATGTGAAGGACATACATTATCATACTCTTCTTGAAGATTCTTTTTTGTTTCTTCATCCAACATACCCCACATTAAATTAAATGTAAATATACCAGTATCTTCTGGTACAAATACGCCTTCTCTATTAAGTAATTGTTTTTCATGATCATATACCCTAAATTTTAAAGATTCAACAAATGACAATAATCCTTTGAATTCTTTCTGGATATAATCTATCTGCTTTTGCCTGGATTTATCAAGCTTAATAGAACTAAAGACTACCATTATACATAATATTACTATAATAATATAAGGAATATTCATTCAAAAATCCTCCTTTCAATGTAAATATTTCTACATTTTAGGGGGTTTTCCTTCTTTTTATAACAATTATTTCTGCTATATAAAAAGCACCTGACATATTTACTATGCTAAGTGCTTTTTAGTACATATACACAATATATTTTTATTTTTGCAGTTACCTTGTACGATAAGTCCCTGCTTTACATATTTTTGCTTAATATCATATTATCATGTTTAAACTGAACATGGCGAACATGTTTAAAGTTTATCTAAAAATCTATTACATAACATCCTTACACTATCAGCAGTATTATTCCCTCCTATACTATTTGCTACATCCTCCCATGTTAATCCGTTTACATACCTTAAACTTATAACTTGCCTTATTAAACTGTCATCTATATCTTCTATAAATTCATTTGTTTTTTCAACTAAATCTATAAGCTCTTTTATTCTTTTATTTAATTTTCTTCGTAATCTTTCTGCTTTTCTGTTATATTCTAAAAAATCTACACCAGTAATAGTGAAGCTCCTTTGCACATAAGGGAAATGAGAACTAGATCCTCTTACTTTGTCAGTTGCAACTGTATAATCTAAATCCGAAAGTTGCTTTTTTATTGATTCTATTTCACTTTTTATATATCTTAATTGTTTTAGTTCCTCCTTATTCATGCTTGTCCTCCTATTTATTCTTAGTATTTTCTTTATATAACACCATTGTGGTTATTAGACTTACTACTGCAGTTATAAACAATATTATCTCTAGTTTAGTCATACTGCTTTTACCCTCCTAATTTCCTTCCCTTTTAGGTTATATATAACACCATGATCCATATCTATCTTTGCTTTTATTCTTTTTCTGCCTCTCTTTAAAATGCATGGATAAGTTATTGTGTAATTTTCCTCAAATAGTTTTAACTCCCCATTAAAGTACTTGTCCAATCTATCCCTCCATGCTTCCATGATTAATCCTCCTTTATATACCATTCACCATGCAGTATATTTTCAGGTGATAATGTATCTCCATCAGTTAATATATATTCTCCATTAAATTCTTCTGGCTCATAGATTTCAATTATGTTTTTATATTGGACTTTTATAGTTTTACCTTTAGTAAAAGCTTTAATAGCTTCTATGAATTCTACTTTCTTATCTTTTTTAACTAATTTGAATTTAGAACCTAACCAATTTTTAGTTATCTTACATTTGCCCCATTTCAATGTTCCATTCGACCAAACTTTCATACAACCATTTTCAAATTTAACTTTGCATCCCATATTATCTATGAATTCAGTTTCTTCTGGGAACTCTTTAATTTCTAAAATATTATATTCTCTATCATAATCTATTTTATTTTCTATTTCCCATTCTATAATGTCATAATCTTCATTCTTTAAGGCAGCTACATAATCGCAATATAGCCTTTCAGAATCTACAATTATATATCCGTAATTTTTATCAAATCCCCTATCTGGACCTGTTATGACATTATTATCTTCACATTGTTTTATAAAGTCATCCAGTTCGGTTTGGCTATTACAATGTACTGCCATATAATTATACTTAAAATTCTCAAAATCAAAGTTTTTCAT